ATGGGCGACGATATGCTGCAGCTTTCAAGCTCTGGCGTGCCGGTTCTGCAGCTTCTAGGCACATACCTTGGCAAGACGTCCAAGGAAGTCTCCGACATGGTCTCCAAGGGTCAGATTGATTTCCACACATTCTCGGAAGCCATGCGCATCGGTCTAGGCGAAGCGGCTCTGTCATCTGGTAACACGCTGGCTGGCTCATTCGCTAACGTCCGCGCGGCTCTGTCGCGTTTAACCGCGCCAATCTTCACAAAAGCCATTCAAGTGTTGGTTGATGCGTTCAAGCAAGCGGCACCGGCTATCGACGCCATGGGCAAACAGCTCGGCAATATTCCAACCTTTGTGGCTCCTATCGCCTCGGCGTTTGGTGCTATGGCGCTCAGTGGCCTTGCTCCGGTTATTGCCAATATTCCAGTGCTTGGCGCTATGCTCGGTCCTTTGTCTGGCTTGCTTAGTGCGCTGGGTGGCCCCGTTGGAATCGCCATCGCTGCGTTTGCTGGACTGGCCGCGGTGTCTCCGCCACTACAAGAAGCGCTCGGCAATCTTATGAGCGCGCTTGGTGAGCTTGGTAACGCCCTAGGGCCAATCTTCGGCGCGGCAATAGACGCCATCGTTCCGGTGCTCAACTCAATCGTTGAGGTACTGGGTGGAGCGTTCGCGGTCGTCGTCAATGGCGCAGCGGATCTCATCAAGCAACTCGCGGACGCAATCACGAATCTATCCACTGGCGGAGGATTCGACGCGTGGCTTCAGTCCATGCAGCCGGTGGCCGACTTCGTCATGAGTATCCTGCAGCCTGCACTTGATGGACTAAGCACAGGCGCGGGTCTTATCGTTGAAGCATTCAGCGGATTTGGCGAAGCTGTCGGCGGAGCGTTTGAGACTCTATCGCCATACATTGAAACAGCACGAGACGCCATTTCTCAGTTCGCTGCAGCGGCTCAGCCACTTGTTGACACGGTCCTGCAGAACTTGGGCGTGGCGTTTACTACAGTGGCCACAATCATGTCCGTGGTATTTGGTGCGGCGTTTGAGGTTGTCGGCGGCATCGTCATGACGGTTATGGGAACAATCTCCGGCATCATTCAGACCACGGTCGGCGTAATTCAGACGGTTATCGGCGTGTTTGTTGGCATCTTCACAGGCAACTGGCAGATGGCCGCAAATGGCGCGCAGACAGTATTCCAGGGCATGAGTACAACCGTCACGAGCATCGTGAACGGTCTCTCGTCTGCTCTGTCTGGCATTGTCAACGGTATCTCCGGAACGTTCCAGGCAGTGTTTAACGGTATCTCGACCACAGTGGGCAACGTCTTCCACGGTATCTCGAGCACGATTGGCAACGTCATGGGCGACGCTAAGAACACCGTATCCGGAGCCCTGGACGCCATTAGTGGATTCTTCCGCGGACTACATCTGGAGTTCCCAAAGATTAAGCTTCCACACTTCAGCATTTCCGGCACATTCTCGCTCGCGCCACCATCTGTTCCAAGCTTGGGCATTGAGTGGTACGCCGACGGCGGTGTTCTAATGAATCCGACCATGTTCGGCATGAACGGAAATAAAGCCATGATTGGCGGAGAAGCAGGACCTGAAGCGGTCGCGCCAATTAGCACGCTCACAGGCTACATCAACGACGCGGTGAACAACTCTAAGAGTAACGACGAGCTGATTAGCGAGATTGCTGGACTGCGTGAAGACGTGCGCAATATGCGCGTTGTGATGGATGGCCAGACGGTCGGTTCGATTGTCTCGCCGTATGTGGACTCGAACCTCGGAGAATATAAGGTGGTGGCGAACAGATGACGGAACTAACAGACACGTATGAAGTTGTGGTTGATGGAGTGCCGCTCTGCGCCACCTACCGCTTAGTGGTCACGAACTACACAGACAAGCCGCCAGCCACTAGAACGTCTACAGTGTCTATTCCTGGACGTGACGGCGTGCTGGACTTGTCTGAGTGGCTGACGGGTGCTCCGGTGTTCGACAAACGGACAATCACCATCACGCTCTCACCGCTCGATACACACGACTGGACAAGCGTTGAGACGACGCTGACCGCTCTGCGTAACATGCTCCATGGTAGGCGCCTAGAGTTCACCCTGTCCTGGGACGAGGGTTATACCTACACAGGACGCTTCGAGGTCACCTCCCAGACGCTCTACGACGAGACGGCGGCCATTAAGCTCACGATCACTGCAGACCCGTACAAGTCGCGCGGCGTCATGCACTACGAGCTTGACGGTGAGCTTGGCAAGACCTACACCATCGACGGCCCAGCGCATGCGGTAGTGCCGACCATTACATGTCAGGCGCGTGCATTGGTCAACATCAACGGGCGAACCGTTGACCTTCAGCCGGGTGTGTGGATAAACCGCGACCTGGAGCTGCACAACGGAAAGAACCGCGTAACCGTGAACACTACGCCGGACTATGGAACGGCCATCTGGCGCGATTATGCGGGACTTACATGGGAGCAGCTTGACGGCACAAGCCTGGCATACATTGGCCGCGCTGGAAAGAACAGGCTCAAGGGTCTGACATGGTCCAGCCTTGCCGGCAAGAAGTGGCAGGACATGCGCGGAACGTGGCGCGAGCATGCGTACGTTGATGACGCAGAGACGCACAACAACACAACAGTTATGCTCGACTTCGATTGGAAGGACATTTAATGAGCACAAAGACTCCAAGGCTGGGTCTCACAAAGCCTGACGTCACGGACGAGACTGTTCAGACTATTAAGGACTTGGCCAAGAACTTCGACCTACTGGACGCTATGTTTCCAGTGGGCGCGATTTATCAGAGCACCAAGCCAACTGACCCATCTACGTTTCTTGGCGGTACATGGCAAGCGTTAAATGGCGTGTTCCTCTTGGCGCAGTCGCAGAAGTTCCCCGCGGGTTCAACAGGCGGCGAGGATACTCACACGCTGACTATCAATGAAATGCCAAGCCACAGCCACGACACTTCCATGCACTATGGCACGGACAATGGCGGCGGTAGCCAGTGGACTGCGCGCTCGGCTGATACGTACACCAATTACCGCTTCCAGGTTGATGCGGTCGGCGGTGGCCAGCCACATAACAACATGCCACCATATCGCGCTATCTATATGTGGGAGAGGGTGGCTTAAATGTATGTGCTGACTTATGCGGGAAACGTCATTCATGATCCACGTGAGGAAGGCGTGCAGATTTCAGTCGGTAAGCTTGTAGAAGAGTCGGGGCAGTCTCCGACTCTTTCTTTTACCGTGCAGCCAACACACCCACTCTGGCGCGCATTTAATCGTGAATCGGTCATGAACACCGAGCGCGAGATTGAGCTCACGGAACATGAGACACAGAAGATTCTTTTCCGTGGTCGAATCCGTAAGGTATCGATGTCCATGAACGGATCTATTGATGTCACCTGCGAGGGCGCTATGGCGTACCTCAATGACACCACGGTTCGCCCATATAAGACGTATGACACCGACGAGATTGATTGTGAGATTAACGCTCCCGCCAAGGCTGGCGAGTTGTTCGAGTGGTTCATCGAGCAACACAACACGCGCGTGTCTAACCGATGCGAGAAGTTCAAGGTAGGCATTAACGCTGGCGTTAACTTCGGCGCGCTTCAGCGTGGCACCGGCACACGTCCGACCACACTGAAGGAGATGCGCGAGAAGCTCACAAAGCTCTGCGGCGGTTATTTCCGCGTTCGTTATGTGGGCGAGGATAACTACCTCGACTGGTTGAACGCAGATGGTTCAAGCGAAGCCGCTCAGTCTGTAGAGCTTGGCCAGAACCTTCTTGATCTAAACACCGGCGCGGACGGTAAGGACATCTACACGGCCATCGTGCCTGTAGGAAAGACCGGCGAAGGCGAGGACGAGAAGGATGTAACCATCGACGACGAACACGCCTACGTTGGCGGCGGTTATGACATTGTCGGCGACGCAGTTGTAGATACTGCAATGGCTGAACGCTATGGCGTTATCGAGAAGCTGATGGAGTATGACCATCTAAACCAGCCGCAGGCACTCGCAGACAAAGCAGTGGCTGACCTTGCCGCGGGCAAGCTCTCTGATTCCATCACCGTAAGCGCTACGGATTTACACTACGCAGACTCATCCGTCCAGCAGATTGATTACTTGCAACGCGTCCAGGTTACAAGCGAGCCACACGGCATCGACCGCATGATGCTCTGTGTTGGTCGCACGATTAACCTCGTTGACCCAAAGGCCACGCGATACAGCTTCGGCGCAATCGAAGGCACACTGACCAAGAGCGGAACAACGTCCCAGGAACGCACGCAGGAAGCAACTGACAAGCGTCTGACCGCCCTCGCATCAACCACGCGAAAGACCGTAGAAGACACCCACAAGACGACCGTAGCAGTCGCGGCAGTCGAGGAGAAGGCGGCGGCAGTTGAGAAGAAGGCTGACGCGGCCACAGAAAAGATTGCAGATGTTGCAACCACAGCAACAGCAGCAGCCGAGAAAGTTGACACCGTCGCGGCTAAAGCTGAGAAGGCAGCAGAGGAGGTGAGTCACGTGGCCACAGACGCAGCAAACGCTAACAACACAGCAAAGGAGGCAAAGACCATGGCAACGGAAGCAAACAACAAGGCAACAGAGGTGAAGAGTGTAGTTGACGGCTTGTCAAATGCCTTCTCTCACGATAGCGAGGGCGCTCACGTAGGCAGCAAAACAGGCATACATACAACTATCGACCGTCAAGGCATGAAGTTGCTGAACGGTAAAACGCAAATGGCGTCCTTTGACGCTGGAATGGTTACCCTAGGCGGTACAGCCCTCAATATCGTAGCTGGTTACAGCAACGGTAGAGACGATACACGTTCAACGCTTTTAACGTGTGCAGACTTGCTACTAAGACCAACAGCGGGCTTTGGTGTAGAGGCTAAGGCTATGAGCGCCCGTCTTTCAAGCGATGACAGAATGAACACTACAGCTATCGGCGCAAACGTTAGCGGTCTGAGTGTATCGGTCAATAACGGCGCTAACAAGGTCGACATTACGTTTGAACAGCTGGTAAAGCTGCTCAAGTTCACGCCGTGGGTTACGTTGCAAGATGACGGTATTTGCCGTGTTCGTTATTGCATTCGTGGCGGCATGATGTACCTAGATTGTTACCTTGCAGCTGGTTACTCTACTCGTACGACCACGGCACAAATGCCTAAAGAACTATTACCAGCCATTGAGGGCTATTACTCTCTAGGCACACAGACGGGAAACAATACCGCCAAGATTTGGATTGGCTCAGCGAACGGCAATGACGGTCATATTTATTTCTACAACTGGTCAAGCGGTTACGCTACAGGAATTATCCCGCTCCTTCCTAAGAGTCTCGAGTAGGAGGTGAGGTTATGAACCCACTAACATTCGAGCAGATTATTGCGACTGTCTCATTCTTGGGCATGATGGTATCCCTCATTAACGGTGCTCGCGCAATGACCAGAGCAAGCAACGAAGATGCGATGCGACTGGTACGCATTGAAGAAGGCGTGAAGCAGCTCAAGGGAGACGCTGAAGACAGCCAGAAAGCGTTTGCCGCGTATATGGCACGCACGGATGAGGTTATTTCAACGCTCAAAGAGAATATCGCCCATCACGATACCCGTCTGGCGGTGGTCGAGGATGTGACCCGTACACAGGCGGGACGGCTAGAGCGCCTCGAACAGGCAAATACACATTAATTCTGATTTGAAGGAGATTCACATGATTAACTGGAAAGTAAGACTTCACAACCCTGCATGGTGGCTTGGTATGGCTGGTATTGTAATGAGTCCAATCCTTGCATACCTTGGACTGGCTTACTCTGACCTCACCACTTGGGGCAGCCTTGCTGATGTGTTTGTGAAGTTCATCAGCAACCCTTATTTGATTGGCACGGTCGTGGTTGCTGTCTTGGGCGCTATTGGCGTTACGGTTGACCCAACGACTAAGGGATTAAGCGATTCTGCACGTGCAATGACCTATGACAAACCAAGCGTGAGCCCTTTAGACGGGGAGGCACACTAATGGCTGACTTCTCCGGACAGATTACCGCCGACGCGTATATTCCAACGTCAGCATATTCAGCTGGGCGAGACGGTCACTCAGTGCAGTATATCGTGGTACATCATGAAGCTGCCACAGGCTTAGACGGTGCAGCCATTACAGCCATGTGGGACAGGATGCAGGCGCAGTCTGCACACTATTCTGTGGATGGCGCGGGCACTATCACCCAGCACGTACTGGAGAGCAACACTGCCTGGGCGTGTGGTCGTTGGGTTGCTAATTGCGAGAGTATTTCCATCGAGCACGCTAATAATTCCACATCGCCCTGGACAGTCTCCGAAGCAACCCTAGAGAGCGGCGCGCATCTTGTTGCTGCGTTGCTCATTAAGTACGGACTTGGTTATCCACGTTGGGGCGGTAACGTTCGCCCACACAAGCAGATCGTGGCCACGGCGTGCCCTGGCGAGATTGCTGGCTCTCAGAATGCTCACTATATGGAGCGTGTGTGTTACTGGTACGAGGTAATGACGGGCACACGTTCAACAGACGAGCGCGGCTGGCATACCGACGGCAAAGGCTCATGGTGGTATCAGACGGGCGCAACGTCCGACGATTACGCCACAGGCTGGCTCAAAGTCGGCGACGGCTGGTATTACTTTAACGAGTCCGGTTGGATGTTAACTGGCTGGGTATTCGCTTCTTGGAGCAACTCGGATAAGTACTGGTGGTACTTCGGCGATGACGGCGCATTGCAGTTCGATAAGTGGATTGAGTACAATAACGGCTGGTACATGCTTCTGTCTGATGGTCGCATGGCGACAGGTTGGCAGGAGCGCGACGGCAAGCGTTATTACCTTGACGAGACAGGCCGCATGGCTGCTGGTTGGCTAAAGCTGGACGAAGACTGGTTCTATCTACGTTCCGATGGCTCACGAGTTGAAGGTTGCCTTTTCGAGGTTGGAGCAGACAATATCTGCGCCTTCGATAAGGAAGGTAAGCTTCTCACGGGTGACATCACCGTAACCACGAATGACGATGGATACATCGCCAGCATTAAGTAATATTTACCCCTCCTGGCTAAGTGCTGGGAGGGGTATTTTTGTGTCCCAAGCGCGTCCCAAATAGCATTTTTACGCATATCTTCTGAACCTTATCGCCAACAAAACTGCACTTAATACGCATATAAACAATGTAGATATTTAACTGCTACAATGAAAGAGATAAACATTCGCGGGTGCCCAAGGCGCCCCTGGCTGGCTCTGCCGCCACAGAAAAGAGGACATG